GAAAGACCGTACCCCTTGTATGGAATCACCAGCACAACAGCCCTGACAATGTGCTGGGACACGCGGTTCTGGAAAACCGGAAGGATGGCGTGTATGCCTATGCCACGTTCAACGACAACGAAGGTGGGCAGCGGGCGAAGGAGCTGGTTCGGCACGGGGATATCTCCGCGCTGAGTATTTATGCGAACAAGCTGAAGGAGCAGGCCGGAAGGGTTATGCACGGCGTCATCCGTGAGGTGAGCCTGGTGCTGGCCGGGGCCAATCCGGAGGCTATGATCGACTCTTTTGTCGCACACAGCGACGGAGAGGTTGTCGA